GACCGATAAGAAGGTCGAGGCTAAGATGCGCGAGTATTTCATCTCGCGAGAGGATGACGGGGTTTAAACATTTTCTCCGTCCCTTACATATCTGTACATTGATGCGCAAGCAGCTCGTAACTCTGGCGCTTCAAGTGGTCGAACGGCAACGCTTGCTCTCTGTTGCGGTGACTCGTGTCCAGCACGGGTTCATGGCTCCGGAGAACACCCTTGAAGCGTCCAAGCAGCTACGTGAAATCAATGCTCTTCTTCGTGAACTCGAAGACTCCCTGAAACCACCCGTCCAAATAAATGCACCAACTATATAATGGTCAGTTATACTGCGGTACCTCTGAAAGATATTTCCGCAGAGGATCGGCGACTTGCTTATGAAACACTTCAAACACTCTGTGCTCCGTCTGGCGCGAATGCCCGCCAACTGAGCATTAAGGGACTTGTCTACCCAGATCCCGAACCTCTTATCGATGGACTTACGCTAGGTCGTCTGTACGATAACGATAAGCTAGTTGGCGGAATCGTATACCAAGATAGTCGGCCCGCGATTCGAGAGATTATGCGTCTCTTTGTATGCACAGAACGTGGATACGGACGCGCAATCAACGAGGAGTTTGAAAAGAAGGTTCTCCAAGACGATACCGGGCGAGTGGATGTACGTCTCAATGCGATTGTTGACCCCGACCGTAAAGTCCCAAAGTTTCACATGCTCAACGGATACAAGATCAATGGAATGGGAAAAACAGATGTCGAAACTCTCGCATACAAGAAGAATGAGATTCCGATGGTTAAACGTCTCCCCGCCGATCCGCTCACCGAACAAGAGAAGCGGGTAATCGAAGAGGCCCACGCAGACGCTGCAAAGTTGCGGACTCAGCGTAGTAACCGGATGTTAACACTCCGCCCTCGTGGCGGGCGCCGTCGCATCACTCGCCGCCGGTCATCGATTTCAGCTCGAAAGCAAAGTCGTCGGCGACGAGCTTCGGTTCGTGGCGCTTGATAATCTCCTTCATCACATCTCCACCTCGATCGCCAAGAATGTCTTTGAGATACATCTCCAAGTCCTTCTTCGACAGCGTCCAGCCCTTCTTCCACTTGTTGGGGCGCTTCACATTGAAGATCAACTCTGACTCTTTCAGGTGAATCTGGTCGGGAAGCTCGCGGTGTGCATACAGTGCAGCCAAATCCATCTCGACTGTGCGGCGAGAATCACGCAGCTCGGACGTCTCGGAGTTGAGCTCGGTGATACGCTTGTTGACGCGAACATACTTGGAGAGAATAGCAGTGAGGGCGTCCATTGTGATATGATTTCATGTGATAAGGAAAGTATCCGTTTTAAGCAAGGGTATGTTCGATCCGAGAGAGATCGAGAATCTTCGAAGACTCCACAACAAAGATGACCCAACTCACCCAATCGCCGGAGGAACCCCGGAGCACGTGTGGTCTACGTTACGCGAACGTCTGCATGCGAAGTGTAAAACAGGTGAACCGGCGTGCATTGCTGGGGCTATGATGAAACGGCCGCGTGCTCCTGCATCCTGGAAGAAGAACCCGACCGAGTGGTTGTCCTCCGACGATATCGACAAGGTCGAGCACGAGTACCAGCGAGTCTTCGCGGACTACCACTTCGTTGGCTGTGTGCCGATTGACTTTGATTTGAAGTCAGAGATGTCCAAGTGCATTGTGTCGACACTCTGTTCCATGAAACTGGATACGCTGTATGCGAAGGGTATTCGACGCATAGGAATCGTGTTCAACACGGACGTCCACGATGGACCGGGTCAGCACTGGATTGCTGCGTTTCTCGACATGCGTCCAGAGCTGATGTACCCGCGCATGACCTATTTTGATTCCTACGCTCGCAAGCCCGAGAAGGAGATCCAGCGCCTGATGTTCCGTTGGAAGGATCAGTGGGATGCTCGTGGTGAAGCACCGATGAAGCTCACCTACAACTCTACGCGCCACCAGTTCAAGGAGTCGGAATGCGGAATGTATTGCCTGTACTTTCACTACGCCTGTTTGATGGAAGTTCCGATGAACCGTCGCATTTCCGATGAGGAGATCAACCTGCTTCGCTTTGAAGGTGAAACAGTCTTGGGTGCGAAGGTGAATCCGTTGTTCTCTGCTCCAAAAAAGTAAGGCCACTACGTAATGGAACCGCTGCTTGTGGTTGGAGCCTTAGTTGCGGCTGGATACATTCTCGCATCGGACACTGCAGAGGTTCGTGTAGACGACCGCAGCAAGACACTCGTACACTACTATGTACAGGGTAGCAGCTTCGAGGATCTCGAGACTGCGCTGACTTCGGGATACCGTCTGATTGAGCTGCACGTGTATTCCGATGCCCAAGATGAACCTGTCGTTTCGCTGAAGCCGAACTACGATGGAATTGCGACACGAACCTTTGAATCCTGCTGTACGACCATTCTGCAAAAGGCTTTTCCGTCGCTTGACCCGTTGATCCTGAGTCTCGTCCTGCACACCGATAAGAGCTTCACGGCGAACCGCGTGGCTCACCACTTGAAGACGACCGTTCGTCGTCAGCTGTTATCGGGGTCAATCGAAGACAAGCCACTCGATTCGCTGGCGGAGCGGGTTATACTCGTCTCAGGCAACGAGGCTCGCGGCACGGATCTCGAACCCTTGCTCAATCTCTCCTGGAATGATAGTCATCTTCGCCGTTTAACCTACCAGCAAGCCGCCCACCCCCGAGAACCAGAGGAGCTGCGTTCCTTTACTCATTCCCACATCGCGATTGTCGCACCTGACCAGGCCTTTTCTAGGTTCAAGGTCATGGACGACGTGTATGCGTATGGATGCCAGTGGAATCTCTGTCCAACTCCTTCGGGGCGTCCGGGATTTATTCCAAGGGAGTCTTAAGACGACTGTGGTTTTGTTTCGCGTAGTTAAAACAAAATGGCGAACCCTTGGCTCACTCACGTTAAGAAGACGATGTCGGAGATGAAGCACCGCGGCACCTACAAGAAGGGCGACGGCCTGAAGAAGGTGATCCTGGAGGCGAAGAAGACCTACAAGCGCAGCGGCCTTGCGGGCCCTGCGAAGAAGCACACTCGCCGCGGCCGCAAGTCGCGCAAGTCGTTCTTTTAAACAATCATTGACCACGCGAAGAACACTGTAACCGCAATCGCAAACACCACATACACTTGCATACACAAGGTCGTCTCCTCAGACGATTGTTTACGCGAGTAGACCTCCAACAGCGATCCGTCGAGTACGCTTATGATCACGTTGTTTCGTGTAGCTCCCGTCGCCGAGTCGTCGACATGTTTTTCCATGGTAGGTTGGCTTGTTACACCCAGCTTTATAGTAGGCGACATGATGCGTGTATCCCTTAAAGCTGCGGATAGGCGAGTTCGTTTTCACCGATAGCTGGTGGAGTAAACCGTACATCCAGTGGAGGTAGGTGTTTCTAGACTTCAAGTTGATCGGATGTGTGCGAAGGTACAGAGACACGATCTTTCGCAGTTCGGGGAACGGGTACGTGACTGCGAGACTTTTCAGAAACACTTGCTGCGTATTCACATCGTCAAGCTCCGGCTTGTTCGGATAGTTGTATGCAATCGAGAACAGAAAGTCGCGACCCGGCACGTTGTGCGGAGCGTGCTTCAATAACTCTGCGTACTTGTGATGCACGTCATCATACGTCGGATTCGGTTCGGGCAAAATCACCTTCGGATCCGTTTCTGCCTGCATTTTCAGCTTGTGGTTAACCTTATTGTGAATCTCGAACAACCACTTCCCCGCGTTCATTCCCTTCGTCAGCGGATGGTCGGCCGTGTAGTTCGCCGTGCTCTCGCGGCAGTATTTGCACGGAAGGATGCTAGACAGGTGTGCAAGTGTTCGGACGGGTGTCGGTGATCCTTCAGCGATCAGGTGAAACAATTGCCACCCACTCGGCCCCCAAAACCGAGTATCCATTGTATTCAACGCATATCTTTCTCCGCCAACCACGCGGCGACCTGAATCGTCATAGCGGCATCCGATACGGGATTATGAGCCTTCCCGACTGGAAACGCCTTCTTCAACACCGGATTCAACTCCTTCGAGATGCAGTGATAGGTACCATCCAACTTCGCTGTTCCACATCGTTTGCTGAACAACGGATTACTGCGCGCGATATCAAAGATGCGAAGAGGCGAATGGTACGCAATCCCGTAACGACTGCACGCTGATCGTAACGCCTTCAAGTCCATATCCCCCTTCACAACCACCGTCGACTCGCCCACCATCTTCATGAACCCCGACAGCCAGGAGTTTGGTTTCAAAAAAGGTCTGACCTTCGGATCCGCGAAATATGCGGTCACACTATCATCATTGTGCAGGAACTCGGGAGCAGACCGCTCCGTCTCCTCGATGATGTCCAGCACAACCGATGTAGCCGGAGTCACCGTTGCGAACTTGGAGGATACGCGGTTCAGCTGGCGCGGAGGCGGCGGCAGCACTACGAAGAACGGGGCCGAGCGAGTCCACGAATCTCCGGAGCGAGTCAACTGATATCCACCCACCTCACGGGGTAGAAAGGTGGCGCCGACGTGCCAGAACTCGCAGTCAAATGCAAGTAAGGAGGTGGCGTGGCCGGCCAGGCGATTCAGAGCCTCACTCTGGATCCTCATTATGACGTTCGCTGAAAAACATTCTATCTCTCTCAATAAATGCTCGATACTAAGGATATCATCATCCTCACGGCCTCGTTTTACCTCGGAAGTGTCGTGGCGTCGTTCTTCAAGGCGCTGAATGACGGTATCCTGGTACCGCTCCTCGCCCCGGCGGCGTCGGCCGGCAAGGGCCTCACGGCCTTCTCCATCAAGGTCGGCTCGGCAGACCTCAAGGTCGGCCAGGTCGTCACGGAGCTGGTGAACCTGATCATCTCGTTCGCCCTGGTGGTCTTCACGATCAGCCTCCTCCGCGCGTACGTCCTCACCCGCATCGGTGCGGCACGGGGTGGTAGCCAGTAAAAAATAGAGTTTGAACAATAATGGAATACGTCAAGTCTGCATGGTCAAGCGTGTCCGATAGCGCGACATCGATGAAGAACCGGCTCTTCCCGCCCGCACAGCCGCAGGGTGCAGTCGGCGGCCGCCGCAAGACCCGGCGCCGCAACAGCCACAAGGTTAAGCGTCGCCGTACCGGAAGGTCGTCCATCGGTTTCCTACGGCTTTTCCGTAAGTAGTCTCAATCTGCTTCTTGAGATCTGCAGTTGTCGTCTTGCTTGTCGGATCATTCGTCCGCTTCCACTCAACGAACTCTTTCGAAAGATCACCCCAACGCGTCGTAACCGGATCGCCCTCCGCAGTCTCCGGAACAGCATGAATCTTCTCACGGAGGAACTTGGCGATTACGTCACTGTCCTCCTTGTACTCGCTGGTGTACTCCATGACCTTCTCCGGCGGAACTAGCTTGCGATAACCCTTGCCCTTGATGTAGAGAAACACCAGGTAGCTGAGGAATGCCTCCGCCCACTCCTTGCTCTGCGACTTCTGGACAAACGACTCGTCAATCGGCTTCTCATTCGGAAGTCTGGGAACTGCAACGAACTTGCTCACAAAGTTCACAACTACCAGACGACGCCACGTACCTCCGTCCTGCGTATTGATCTTCGGCTTCTCGTTACATGCCAGGTTGAAGCGGGCTTGGAGATCAAAGTCGAGCATCTGCTTAGAACCCGCATACAAGTCGCGAGCCGTGATCTTCTCCGACGAGGCCAGCTCCTTCATCAGTCCCGTATTCAGAGGCACTTGCTCATCGGGCTCTTGCATGGTCACAAAGCGGCGACCCTTCATGCGAACCAACTCCGGAGCAGCAGCAGCGGACTTGTTACGCGCCTGTGTCAATAGCGAGATCGGAGCTTTGCATGCATAATCACCCATCGCAGTGGACATCAAATTCATCAACATGGATTTTCCGTTCGAACCCGTACCCGTCAGAATATGAAACTTCTGAGCCTCGTTGTTTCCAGACAGCGACGTCGCCAGGTACGAGAGGAAGTACTCGCGGACATCCTTATCGGGAAGAACATCGTGGAGGAACTTGTTCAGTTCCGCCCAGCACGGATGAGCATCGTGAGGCTGGTTGGGATTGAACTCAAGATTGGTGCAGAAGGAGATGTAATCCTCTGGCTTCCCGTCGCGGAACTCGAAGGTCAGAGTGTCGAAGACGCCGTTGCTGAATGCGATCAGATTCTTGTTCTCGTCCACCTTGTTCGCAAACTCCTCATCCAGAAACAACTCGCGACACTCCTTCATCACGTTCTCCTTGAACTTGGTCATACGCAGCTGTTTCCTCATGTGAGCGTAGGCCTGGCGCTTCTTGTCCGCCTTACACCAGTCACATCCACTCGGGTCGTGCTTACCATCCTGGCACTGCGGAAACCCATCTGCATTCATCATCGCGCCAATCTCCGTCTCTTTGCGGAAGAAGTCACGAAACACATCGGACGACAGACGGCACTGCAGCGAAACACCCTTGTCTGTCTCGCGCCAGGTGTGACCGGCGAACCAATACCAGGCCGATGCACTGAACCGCGCACACTTGAACTCATCGCGGAACTTGGCGTGCACGACCTGCGCCATATCGTGCTCTGTCTGAGTATCCGTCGCCGCCTCCAGAAGACTCTCAATGTTCAGCTTCTCCACCTTGAGATATCCATCCGGGTCATCCGTGCGAGACCAATGCCGAAGACTTCCGACACCGAGTTTCGCTCCGTCGTTGCGGAAGTTAAAGCCCATCCACTTCCCACGCGCCTCGCGATCATCGTGCTTCCGGTCATCTCGCTGCGAACAGAACTCAATCCACACATCCTCCAGATCGGGATGGATGTTCTTCAGGCAGTGACCAATATTCGTCCGCTCATCGTGGCTATTATACCGCTCGGCATTCAGATTAAACACGTGTCCCTCGTAGTATTTCTTCATCGAGTCCGACAACGGCTGCTGATAGATGACGCGACCCGGCGATGAACCGCGAGAACCCGGCTCTCCACCACGCTGGGCTGGGCGTCCGCGCTGAGGTACAAGTGCAGCTCCACCGGAGATACGCACGTCATCCTCCTTCAGAGCATATGCCTTACCCAGCTCGGTCACCGGAGACTCAGATGTTGGCGGAGACCGAACCGAGAACTTGCGTACATTGTCCGGTTTGACTTCGCGGTTCACCTCATCATCAATCGCCACCACTGGGTCGCTTGGATCCCACTCAATCGTGTACTTGAGTTGATACGGCTGAGGTGTCGCGCCCTCTCCCGCCGGCTTCTTCGAACCGAGAAGAGCCCACCAGCTCGTGTGGTTGAGAGGAGACTTGTCATACGTCTCGCGCCAGTCCTTCTTCAACTCCAGTCCCGGAAAGAACTCATCCATTCGAGGCAACAACGTGTTACGAATCGCCAGCTCTACATTGCGATTGGTTCGCACCTCCGGAACAACCAAGTGAATACCGGACTTTGACTCCTTCTTACCAGGATAGAAGGTGGGCTCGGGCTTCTCCATCACATAAACATCCATGATCTCTCGGATGTCGACATACTTCGCAGCTTCCGTCATGTACGCCTTCACGAAGTTGATCGTCATGGTTTGAGTGTGCTTGTGGTCTTCGACGTGTCCATCGTATAGGAAGTCGAGATCCACACGGAGAGGACCAATACGGGTCATCTTCTCCGTGATGGTCAGAGGACCATTGTTTGCTACATAGGCACAGTAGAGGCGATAGAACTCGTCCATCTTCTCGTCAGGAATCGTGTAGAGAACTCCATGTCCGAAGAGCTGGTGAGTCTCGAGACCACTCTTGGTCTCCGCGCGGTGGGCATCGAGAAACTTCTGAAGGTGTCCGGACTGCATCGTTGATTAATAGCTCGATTAATCGCCGGCGGCTAATTCCTTTTGAACGCAGGAAACTGGGTTTTGATAGTTAAAACGAAACCTGCCTTTCATAGCAAACGGTAGGCAATGAAGTTCTGTCGCCAATGCTCCAACTTTCTGTACGATATCACGGAGCGTGAGGGAAAGGCTTATCTGAAGTGCCGCGCCTGCCCTTACGAAGAGGAGTCGGGATCAGTGATCTACGAGCATGATCTACAGCAGGATACATCGGTACAGTACTCGATCAATCCGTACCTGAAGCACGACCCGACGCTGCCTCGCTTCAAGAATATGGTGTGTCTGAATCCCACCTGCGCTACGCAAGGGAAGGAGTCGGACATTGTGGGTGTGAAGTTGGATTCGGTCAATGTAGTCTGGATGTACCAGTGTGCGGTGTGTGATGCAATGTGGAAGCAGAACGCGAGGTCTTGAAAAGACCGGCGGGGAGGAGCGTAGCGACGTGCGAGGTCTTAGCGCGTGAATGTAGTAGTACCCTTCGCAGATGCGTTGGCGTTCTGGATCAGATTGGTCTGCAGAACAATCAAACCATTGGTTCCCGATGTTCTCGGCTGCGGGTTGTTGACGACCTGTCCGAGTACACCCGCCGAACCGAGAAAGCCTACCTGCGACAAACTTTTAGGGTTTGAGCGAGTCATGACTACCTGACGGGGAGCCACCCGCGACGGAGCTAGCTGCCCCGTCGTCAAGTAACTCATATCCGACAGCTGCGTGACGGCGTTCAGCTGAGCAGAGCTGTTCTCGTAGCGAAGGACGTTTCGAGCCTGCGGTACTGCAGTCGAAGTCTGCTGCAGGATCACCGCCTTCTGGTAGCTCAGAAATTCAGAAGCGGAGCGCGTAGGCATTGTGTATTGCTAACATTTTTCACGTGATGTAGATGCGACCATTGAAGGGCAGGCTCTTCCAGTCCCGAAGCTTTGGGTCGATCGTATACTGAATGATACACGATCCGTTGCCGCCAGACTGCTGGACAGCAGTACCAGGGTCTGTTCCACCCGCAGCACCTCCGCCCTGCGTGTTTACAATCGGCGCTCTCACATCGAGAAGCGCTACATAGGACGAACCACCACCACCACCGCCACCCCATGTTTCTCCCACCGTATCGCCGCCCCCGCCCCCGCCATACCAACCGCCACCGCCGCCACCCGTGTCGGCTCCTGTTCCACCGTTACCACCCGTGTACTTAGACCCCGCAACACCGCCCACTGCTCCGCCTGCGCCGCCTGCGGACTGCGTTCCACCCTTTCCGAGCGAAACAGTCGAATCAGATGGAAAATCTGGATCTACTTGGCTATCCTCTCCTTCCAGCCCACCTCCTGCGCCGCCGATACCAGACCGTCCAAGTACACCCCGCCCCGCTCCACCGCCGCCACCTGCTGTGACGACATCTTCCCCTCCCCTCCGGATTGCACTACGCCCGCCACCGCCACCCGGTATGTTGCCATCGTTATGGTCGTTTCCCGCACCACCACCACCAAACCCACCGGCCGCCCCAACACCACCGCCACCGACTATGATATCAAGTGCTTCACCCGGAGACACGCTAAGGCGACCAGACACAAGTCCACCATTACCGCCGTTCACATAGCTTCCACCACCGTGCGATGCGCCACCTGCACCCAGCAGCGTGACGAAAATGGACGTCACCTGCGGATGAACTGCGAATCGCTGAACTCCACCCGTGTATCCAAAGCTAATCGATCCGGTGAGGGGTATCATACTCATGGTAGATCCGTTCACAATGGGAGCGATCACCGCCTTGTTCGGAGCCACAAATGTCCGGGACTTCTTTTCAGGATCAGTTGTCTGAGTGGAATTGACGCGTGCCAGAGTTGTAACATCTGACGCAGCGCCACGTATGATCGGCATTTATTGAAAACGAAAGAGTATGTTCCTAGACAAGAGAGACATCATGTCCGCATCTGCTTCGCACACCCTGAATTCCACTACCGCGTCGTCTGGGTCTGCTTCGCACACCCTGACTGACCACCCCGAAGTGAAGCCCGTCTTCCGTTCGGAGGTTGTGAAGGCTATGGAGACGCCGCGTGTTACCAAGCCGTACTTCACCAAGTACGAGTACGCTGTTCTCTTGGCATCTCGCCAACAACAGATTGCTGAGGGTGCGAAACCGCTTGTGAGTCTGGATGGACTCCGTACAAGTGATCCGCAGTTTCTTGACCAGGTTGTGAAGCGTGAGATTGAGCAGCGTAAGTTGCCGTACGTATTCCAGCGCCTCATGCCGAATGGAAACGCGGAGTTCTGGAGTGCTCAGGAACTCGAACTTTCTTGGTAGTTTACTACCTCACCGCAATCGCAACGACAATCGCGAGCAGCATAAGAATCAGCGCCTCTGTCCACCCGTGTTGAGGGGTGAGCTGGCCGGTACGAAGGATATCGGTTACGCTACCGAATCCCATGTGAAGCAGCGCTAACGCGACAATCACAATCAACAACCACTTTTTGAATGCACTCATTTGTTAATACTTACATATTCGCCGCTGGTCCTGAAAGTTTTTCAAGATCCGTCTCTGTCGGCGGGAACAGCAGAAGCGGCTTGGCCGGAGGAGGCGACGACAGCATGTGCGGCGGGTCGAACGGCATGGTGCCCATAGCCAGCTGGACATCCACCGAATCAGATCCGAAGCGGTTCACATCCTTTCCAAACGTGGACACGAAGACCGGTGTCGAGGGTACGAGCAGGAGGTAAAGAACAAATAACGCAACTGCGGCCGTGGCCAGGTAGACAACCTTGGACTTTCCCTTCATTGTTCTCATAGTAGACAATTAATCATAGTACCTTGTTTTATTGTTATGTATTCTCGATATGTGAACCCAATGTACGTTATACATATCCGCGAGCTCTTTGTTGGTATGCATACCCTTAAGTGCACGTATTTCTGAGACCTGAGCGTCAGTTAGTTTGGTTGCGGCATTCTTCTCCCCTCTTGGTTGCCTACCTGCGCGGACTTTGTCTTGCATGTTGTCATTGGGCGTACCTACTTCTAGGTGGTCTGGGTTACAGCAGCAAGGGTTGTGACACATGTGTCGGGTGACATCATTCTCTTCAAACTTTCTCCCGAGCTTTCGTTCAAGAGAGAATTTATGGACTCGTCGCTGCCTACCATTCAGCCAGAACAGCCCGTAACCACATGCATTCCTAAATCCATTCCATTCCCAGCATCCAGATTCTTCGTTCTTAGTGATGTGGCTGAGTATGCGCGTCCACGGATCCGTAGGCGGTCTACCGGTTCGCATACTTACCTGTTTGATTGATGTTATACTGTGAAAATAACTTCGAAAACGAAAGCACTGTCTAACACAATACCCATCTCACAATGGATTTCCCAATTCCCGTAAAGTGCTTTTCCTGCAATCTCCCCATCGCCGGTAAGTGGAAGGAGTACCAGCGACTCATCAAGGCCTATCGCCGCGAGGATGGCCGTGCTCCGGACGCGGAGATCATGTACCTCACCACTGACATCAAGATTACGGCGGAGGGTCGTGCACTCAATGATCTCGGTTTAACGCGAGAGTGCTGCCGTCGTCATCTCTTGACGCATCCTGGAGTCTGATGAATACATTCTCAACTGATAACAAGATGTCCTCGTGTAGCGAGTACCTTGTCCGTCAGCAGCTTCGTGCTACCAAGTATACCGACACTCGTCCCAAGATGACGTGTGGGCAGATGACCGAGATCCAGCGCCAGCAGGCCGCATCTCAGGTCTACGAACAGTTTTTGCCTGCGACGGCTTGTGTGAATACTCTCAATGCCCCGAGTACTCGCTCAGAATCAACCCGCACGGTCGCACGCGGTCACCGTGTACAGGATGCATCTGCGTACACTGCATTTGCATCGGCCAGCTCGACGTCTGCGATGTGGAACCCTGCAAACGACAAGGCATTTTCCCGGCAGATCGCGCCCGGTGTTTCGCAGATCAGGAGCGAGGTTTGTCTTGGACCGGTGTTGATGCCGACCCAGAACATTGTCGTCGGGCCTGCCTACGTCAATCAGCTCATGGAGAGTAGCGACAAGATAATTATGTCGACACTGTTGTCTAGGCTGGATCCCAATTACCGCAAGGAGGACATCATCGCAGCGGCTCGCCAGTCGATCAACAACTGCTGCGTCGCATGCGGCAAGGTCAATTTTGCAGACAGCTGTTCCGGATGCGCGAGTCGTTCACCTACGGCTGTTGGCCAAGCTCTCGTTGCTGCACTCAAAAATGCGATCAGCACCCCTCGCACAGTCACTTAATCAAATCTTCGTTAAAGTATCTAATGCTGACAGTCTATCTATATAACACGCCAAAGCCACTCGGTTGCTTTGATTTGTCGCTGATTCCTATGGGGGGATTGGCGGATGCAGCCCTCGCGATTCTGACCCATCACAAGACAGCCGTTATCTGGTTCGGCTATCTTGAAGGATGGATGCTCGACCCCGCAGAGGAAACCCGTATGCGGGCGGTGATTCGCGCATTCGAATGCCACGTCGTTTCACGCCAACCCATGTCGTTTTCACAGGCGTGGAAAAACGAAATGTGTGTCGTCCACTTTCAGCCATCTCATGGAGCCCCCCACACTCACGACGATGGTGGTGCTGTACACAGTCAACGTCCGCCTCAACACGAACCTCCTTCTGGAGTCCCTCCCATTAACGGACTCGATCATCAAGATTGAGAAGCAGGGTGTTCCTGCACGCGGATCTTCAAAGCGAGACCTAATCAAGCGACGAGCCAAGAAAGCTGCACCGAAGCGTACGACCGGCTTCGGACACAATTCGATCACCTTGGTCAGTCTGGACAATGGTGATGGACAGTTGAAGCAGAAGGAGATTACGGTCAAGATCTTCCAGAACGGCGTGTTTCATATCACGGGCGTGCTGGATGAGCGGTATGATCGATCCGTCATGAATCGGCTGCGGTCGCATATCACGGCAACCTGCCCAGAGGCCATGACCGGCGAGTGGACAACCGAGACGAGGCGTGTGGTGCTGATGAATTACAAGACTCGCTTAACCGAGACCAAGAGTCTATCTCGCGAGACGCTGTACGCGAACCTACGCAAGTCGGGTGTTCGTACCGAGTATGAGCCCGCAGTCTATCCGGCTGTGAAGATCTACTTCCCCGATGTGAAGTGGATTGCGAAGGTGTTCCGTACGGGAAACATCATTCTCACGGGGATGACTACACAAGACGAGTGTGCGCGGTTAATGACTGCGTTACAGCCACTTATACATTCTATGCCTATTCTGAATAATGTCGGAGCAGCGCATTGAACTTCCCCCCGACCAGGTCGCCGAAGCTGAGCGTCACATCAACAGTCAGCAACTCACGGCCACGCAGTTGCAGGCTCTCGTTCGCAACATGGATCACTCCAAGAAGAAGTGGCGTCATCTGCGCCGCGAGGAGTACCTGGATAAGCTCAAGAACGAGAACGAGAACCTCTTTTTCAATTACCCGTCGTTGTGGCAGATGCATGCAGAGGACCGTCTGGATTCCACGTTCTTCGAGATGTTGGCGTTGAAGCGTAAGATTGAGAAGGGTGAGATCACGGAGGAGCAGGCCACAGCTTCGGTGGGTCAGCGTCTGTTTCAGCGGTATTCTCCGGAGGTTGTGAACTCGAATGCCAATGCGGGTCCTCCGCCCATGTCGTATGCGGAGTACTACAAGAAGTTTGGTGGGTCAGATTGATTATGTGGTTGTTGCGGGACAGTCTGAACATGGAGGTTCAACTGGCTGTGGTAACACAAATGTGGGATCCACCTTCTGGCGATTCCGTCCAACCCAGTGAAGTGTAGACTCCTCGGCCTGAGGTTCATCCAAGAATGTCCCACAATGTACGTCGCACGGATAGTTCGCATTAAAGGTCTTCAAGAACTCCATTGAATTTGGTTGCGATGCAACCATCATCATGAAATCCCATGGAAACCTGTGTAGAAACTCCTTCTCGGTACAGACGTCGCATTCGGGCTTATGCGTGATGCGGAGGTCGGTATCATCCCAGTTTGCGTAGCGTCCAAGTTTTTGGTTGACCTTGTTATGAAGTTCTCGAGACCAATCAAGCAAGTTCTCAGAGGGTTCTGGGTCATACCATTCGGACTTACAGTCTTCGCATGGTATGAGATGTTTGATTTGGGTAACAAGATCTCTTTGTTCATACATTGCGAAGTAGTGAATAAACCGCCAATACGATGGACCCCAACTCATCTCTGTTTATATTTAAGTGATAGATACGTAAGCGGTTCCTCCTGAATTCGTAACAGACGATGAAGTGATTGTAGTCGAGCAGAATGACCCACCACCTCCACCACTGCCACCACCGCCACCAGAATACCCGCCTCCTCCTCCTGGAGGATTGCTATTATTAGTGGTATTGTTGCTATTGAAAGAGTAAAAAATACAATTCTGTGCAACCGGTGTGCTTCCAGTCCAGCTATAGATACCTCCGCTTGAAGTATTTTGATTAAAAGAAGAACCAGCAGCACCTCCACCGCCAAATGTAGGACTATTTGCAAGATATACACCGGATGGGGTGTACCCTTTACCCCCTTGTCCGTAATTGTAAACAGGGCCTGAACATGACGATGCTGTTGAATTCAGGCCAATATTTATGCACTGTTGCGAACTATAACTATAACTACACGTTACACTATTTGTACCAGCAAGCGTAGTACCATTTCCACCATTTGAACCACCTCCGGTACCACTACCAGTCGTTGTTAGACTTGCAGCACCGTTGTTACCGCCAGCTCCACCACTCGCGATTAAAAGAGTCGACGTTGTTGCATTATGAACAAATGAGCCACCATACCCTCCGCCACCGGTCGTCGTTTGACCACACACAATGTTCAATATAGTACCTTTCAATAAAGTAACAGATGTGGTAATAACAGCTCCAGAACTACCCGCGCCAGCGCATGTAATTGTATAAATTCGCGTTTGCGGTACAGTCCATCTTTGGTTTCCCTGTGTCGTCATATTGAAATACTCAGAATTTGAAACCCATGAACCAAAACTTGCATAGGCTGTCCTGCATTGTGAAAGGGTTGGTCCACTTGCGCCCGTCGAGCCAGCTGGCGTAAACGTTAAGGTTCCTGAAAATATATAGAGACGCGGCTCGACTTGGAACAGCGTCATCTCTGCAAGAGAGGCCGCAAACGGCATTGTTCTTCTCAGGCAAAGTTTGTGAAGATAGACACCGCTGTCCACGTAGACCCACTGTAGTACAAACTAAACGTTTGAGTGGCCACGATGTTAGCGGTGGGTACTGGCGCAGTCGCTACGGGGAACCGAATGGTCACAGAGGTTGCATTCACGGTGAGTGCATTGATATAATACGGTGTAGCGCCCTGTATTAGATAAAATACCAACGTATAGTTCTGGTTCGCAGTCGTCGGTACGTTGGAGATAGTTAGGGCGATATTACCACTCAGACTTGACCAGTAGTAGATGCCGCCGTTCAACCAATTCACCGTTACGGTAGTACCTGGTGTTGCCGTTGGTATCACTGTTTCCGCAATCTGCTGAACAGTGAGCGCCGACGTCAAGGTTCCGCTGAATGACGGCCCCGTAGATCCGGTATTGCCGGTGAATCCGGTTGTCCCAGTCTGACCTATTGGCCCAGTAGATCCAGTATCACCAGTATTACCAGTGTATCCTGTCGGTCCAGAGGTTCCAGTCGGTCCAGTCGGCCCAGTGTTGCCCGTCGGCCCAGTCGGGCCTGTTGGACCACCTCGCGCACCCTGCAGACCTTGTGGTCCTTGATATCCGGTTGGACCTTGAATTCCCTGATCTCCCTTGATTCCCTGAATCCCCTGAACGCCTTGCGGACCTGTCGACATGCTTATCTCTTAGATAGTAGTAAATGAGCGAGCCTGCACCGACTGAGCCTGCACCGACTGAGCCTGCACCGACTGAGCCTGCACCGACTGAACCTGCACCGACTGAGCCTGCACCGACTGAACCTGCACCGACTGAGCCTGCACCGACTGAACCTGCACCGCAGCCGGTAGCCCCCCAGATCGCCACGATGGAGGAACTGATGGCATCCCATGCGGTACTTGTGGCACAGGAGGCAGCCGAACGTGCGACCCTGTCCCCTCTTCTGAACCCTACACGTGAAGGTTACCGTCCTCAGATGTTTGCGTGGGCAGCTGCGGGTTTCCCGGCGATTTACGTGGTGCAGTCTTTCACTTTCACGCCGCCGAGTGTGTGCTCGGACGGTGTGACGCGTGATGTGGTGGCGTATGCGTGGTATCTGCTTGGAACGGACATCAGCCTGGTGATCACGAAGATCCAGTCTCTGCTGACGGGCATCGTTGTGTCGTATTCGTTTGCGGGGAATGTGCTGAGGATTCACGTCAGCCGAGCTTAAGTCATGAATGGACCAACTGCATAATACGGGTGGGTGATCGGAAGGGTGATTCCCCATTTTCTTGCAAGATACCCCTCCACTTGCTGGCGCTGGTCGGTGGTTAACGTCCTGGCGTAGATGATCAGTTCCGACAGAGTTCCGCTGAAGTAGCCGGCGGGACCACATATGAAAATACCGGTGGTGGCGAGCGTTGTGCCTGGAAGGGTGACTTGGGCGATTCCATTGACGAAGGGTGAAAAGACTGAAGATGCGTAGGTGGCACCGACAAGAACATTGGAGTTGGCGGGGGTGGGGATGGAGATAAATCCATCGGGGGAATATTTGGCGATGAAAATGTCATTTCCACCTACGAATTGGAGCGTACCGCCACTGGTTCCATTCGCATTGAACACCGTCAGCGCACCACGGAACTCTCCGGTGACAAAAGCATTTCCTAGCGTATCCGTTGCGATAGCATATCCGGTGTCGGTGCTCGTACTTGTCGCCGTAATCCGAGCCGCCCACGTTACAAAACCGGCCGATGAGTATTTAGCAATAAAAACGTCATTTCCACCTACGAATGGAAGCGTAGAGCCGATGCTTCCATTCGCGTTATAAAGGGTGAGTGCGGCGCTGTAATATCCTGTGACAAAGGCATTTCCTAGCGTATCCGTTGCGATTCCTAATCCGATATCGGCAGCCGCGCTCGAAATCCGAGTTGCCCACAATACAACACCATCTGACCTATATTTAACGATAAAAACTTCAACGCCACCCGTGAATGATAGCGTAGCACCGCTTGTTCCATTAGCGTTGAAGACCGTCGTCGCGCCTTGATATTGTCCTGTGACAAAGATATCTCCAGATGTATCGGCGGCAATTGCTCGCCCGCCGTCAGAGTTCGTGCTCGTAATCCGAGTTGCCCACAATACTGTTCCGGCCGGTGAGTATTTGACGATATAACAGTCATAAGTACCTGCGATTGTAAGAGTCGCGCCTACAACTGTCCCACCTGCATTGTAGACCGTACATGTGGATGAATATTCTCCAGTCACAAAGACGTTTCCAGATGTGTCGGTTACGATTCCATGCGCGTTGTCACTAGTCCCGCTCGAGATCCGCGTGGCCCACGATAGGATTCCGTCTGATGAATATTTGGCGACGTAAACGTCAAAACCACCTGTGTTTAGAAGAGTGGTAGCGTTACCTCCCCCGTTATTGTAGAGTGTTACCGTGCCGCTGTAAATTCCAGTGACAAGTACATTTCCCGATGGGTCTGTTGCGATTGCACGTCCTTCATCACCAGCTGTTGCACCGTCGCCCGCAATTCGGGTAGCCCATGACACAAAACCATCCGATGAGTATTTAGCAATAAAAACGTCTCTCCCCCCTGTGAATGCTAGACTGGCGCCGGTTGATCCATTTGGATTGAAAAGATTGATTGCGGCATTGTATAATCCAGTAACAAACACATTTCCAGATATATCCGAGGCAATTCCATATCCGCCATCGGTAGCCGTGCTTTCAGCCCGAGTCGCCCATAATACTGTTCCGGCCGATGAGTATTTAGCAATAAAAACATCCGGGGTAAAAGTAGTATTTTGCAGCGTAGCACCGACTACTGTTCCGCCTGCATTAAACAGTGATGCCGGACCACTGTAAAATCCAGTGACAATTACATTGCCCGAAGGGTCTGTTGCGATTGCACGTCCTTCATCCGAGCTCGTAGATGTTCCCGTAATCCGTGTCACCCAACCCGGAATCGGAGAACGTCTCAAATCTCCTGTATTCGCTACCACCGATCGAGCCGACACATGTCTGTTCACATCAAACGTGCCCAACATCGGATATCCAGCGTTTCCATACATCACGTTCATATACGCATTTCCTCCAGGAGCAGCGTTGTTCGAGTACACCGCAAACATGGAATACGCGTTGGATGGAAACACATATGTAGTGTTAGAGAACGACTG